CCTCTTTCCCGTCGCTTGTTTTTGACCAGCCCAAAAAAAGGACCTTCCTAAGAACATGCCAGACCCCAACGCATCGCCCGAGGACCTGCTGCTCGCCGAGATGGAGGCGACCGCCGACGCGCTGCTGCGCCTGGCCGACACCGCGGAGGGCCTCGATCGCATCGCCGACGCCGTGCGGGCGCGGGCGAAAATGGCAGACCTGCTGCCGGCGCTGGCGAACGCCCGGGCCGCCGCCGAGCTGCGCCGCGCGGACCCGATCCGGCGCATCGAGATCCTGGCTGAGCGGGCGGCGCGAGACGGGTCCTACGTCGCCGCGAAGGACCTCACGGCGCAGGCGACGGCGCTCCGTGCGGCGGCGGCCGACGAGGAGCGGCGCCGGGCCCTGCTGGCGACCTCCGACGAGGAGATGCTCGCGGAGGTCCTGGCGGTCGTCGAGGGTCTGCCCCTCGTGCTGCGCGAGCAGCTCGTCGCGGGCCTGGCGTCGCGCTTCCCGGTGGAGGTGCGGCACGCGCTCGAGGACCTCGAGGCTGCGGGCGACGGGGGCGCGGAGTGACCCACCTGCGCCTCGTCGGCGGGTCGCCTCCCGGGGACGGCTTCGCGCCACTCGTGCGGGCACTGCACCGCGTGCAGGACCGCGTCGCGACGGACCCGGCCCGATACCTGCGCTGGCTTCCGCTGCAGGATGCGTTCCTGCGCTCGCGAGCCCGGGCGGCGATGGTCCGCGCCGGGAACCAGGCGCTCGGCAAGTCCACCGTGGCGCTCTTCGAGCTGCGCTGTCGCTGCCTCGGCGAGCATCCGTACAAGCCCGTCAAGCCACCGCCGATTGAGGCGTGGGTGATCTGCGCCACGATCGGGCAGTCCGTCCCGATCCAGCGCAAGTTTGCGGACCTGCTGCCGGCCGACTGCCTCGACCTCGAGCGCTGCACGTACGACCCGGTGCGCGGCTTCGGCGGGCAGGTCCCGACGGCGGTGTTCCGTAACGGGTCGGTTGTCAAGTTCAGGACGACCAACCAGGACGCGATCGCGTTCGCCGGCGCGACGCTCGACGCGGTGCTGTTCGACGAGCCTCCGACCTCCGAGCGTCTGTACAGTGAGGCTCGCAAGCGGCTGATGCGCCGCGGGGGCACGCTGCTGCTCGCGATGACCCCGATCAACGCGGGCCCGCTGGGCTGGCTGCGCGAAAACGCGGAGAAGGGGCTGATCGTCGACTTCCACTCGCGCCTGACGCCCGAGGCCGTGATCCCCGTCGGCGAGACGCGCCCGCTCCGGCTGGGGGACGGGACGATCTGCGACGCGGCGTGGATCGACCGCGTCGAGGCCGAGACGCCGTCGCACGAGGTGCCCGTCGTCGTGCACGGCGAATGGGAATTCCGCACTCAGGGCCGCGTCTTCGCGGCGTTTCGCTCCGATCGCCACCTTGCGGGCACGATGGCCCCGCGCCCGGGGCAGACCTTCCGCGCCCACCTGGGGATCGACTACGGGACGAAGGTCGGCAAGCAGTACGCGGTGCTCGTGGCCATCGAGCCCGGCGACGATCACGACCGGGTGTTCGTCGTCGACGAGTACGTCGGGTCTGGCGATACGACGATGGCCCAGGACGCGCAGGGCGTGCTCGACCTGCTCGGGCGCAATCGCATGACGTGGGGAGACCTCGACGAGGCGTGGGGCGACCGTCTGTACATTCGCGGGGCAGAGGAGAAGAGCAACCGCGACCTGATGGACGCGCTGGGGCGGATTCTGCGCGACCAGCGTCTGATCGCGCACCGTCCGATCCGCACGGTGAAGCGCGGGTCGGGTCGGGCCCAGGGGTCCGTCGACGCGGGCGTCCGCTACCTGCACCGTCTGATGCTGCAGGACGGGGCCTTCGCTGTGCACCCGCGCTGCGAGCGTCTGCTCGGCGCGATCAACCGCTGGGACTACTCCGACTCCGACGATAAGGACCCGATCGACGCGCTGCGCTACGCGCTGACCTCGGCGGTGTTCGCGAAGCGCAACGTGTCGAGGTCGCCGGGCAAGCTGCGGATCGGCGGCCCTCGTGGCGTCTGAGGCCCGCGTGGCGCTGTCTGCCGGTCCGTGGTAGCGTGAGGCGGGGGATTGCCCGTGCCCGACTACACCCCGCAGACCGTCGCGACTCGTGAGGCGGAGCTCAACGCACCGCCGCTGCACGCGGAGTGGCACGAGGCGGCCCGGCAGCGGCACACGCGCGACCGCCTGGCCGTGCTGTCGGGCGTGTGGAAGTCGATCCTCGTGGATCGCATCCTGGCGACCGTCGGCGCCGATCGGTTCTCGGCGATGCCCGACCCGAGCCTCGCGACCAACCCGTTTTCGGCGATCTGCCGCCAGCTCGCCTGCCTGTACGACCAGGGCCCGCCCTCCGTCACGAATCCGACGGCCGAGGCGCGCGGCTTCGACGTCGCCGGCCTGACGCGGACGATCACGCGCGCGGGGTACTGGGCTCGGATGCAAGCGCAGCAGCGCCTCGTGCTCGGCCTGCGCGAGGTCCTCGTGCACGTCGCGATCGACGAGGGCCGCCCGCTCTTCCTGTTCGCGACGCCAGACCAGGTCGTCGCACGGGCGCGGCCCGAGCGGCCGGACCAGCCGGTGCGGATCGAGTGGCTTCGCAAGGCACGCGTGGACGTCGCGGGGGCGGTGGCTGGCACACCGGCCGTCCCCGAGCTGCGCCGCGAGCAGTGGACGCTGTGGGTGTGGGACGTCGCCGACCCCGAGGCTCCGTACCATCGCGTCTATGCGCTCGGGCAGGGCCAGTGGCGCTCGAGCGGGATGGGCGCGGCCGCGGAGGTGTCGGGGATCGACGTCACCGAGCAGCTGCTCGGCGGGCGGTTCGACGGCGACGCGTACCCGTTCCGCCGCCGGCCGACGCTGCGCGAGGAGCGGCGCGCGGCCGAGCTCGGCGTGCCGGCGGTGGGCGTCCCGATCCTGCCCTGGGTCGTCTACCATGCCGCCCCGAACGGCGCGGCAATCTTCTCCGCGTACGACGAGATCGAGCTCTTCGACGGCACGCTCGACGTCGCCGCGAAGCAGGGGTTCGTCGATCACGCGTTCCTCGATGCGTCCTGGCCGCAGCGCTACGTGATCGGCGCCGTGCCGGTCGGCGGCTCCGTCCATCCCGACGACGCGGGGCACGTCGCGCACGTCCCGACGGACCCGGCGTCCGTGCTGATCCTGCAGAAGCTCCAGGACTACGACGGGCAGCCGATGATCGGGCAGTACCAGGCGGGCGCGGACCCGGCGGCGCTGCAGGGCGTCGTGAGCGGCCAGATCGAGGCCCTCGCGACGAACGCGGGCGTCGCGCCGTCCGACGTGCAGCGCCTCGGGGGCACGGCCCGATCCGGCGTCGCGATCGCGCTCAGCCAGGGCGGAAAGCGGGACATGCAGCGCCGGTATGCGCCGGTTTTTCGCGACGCCGACGAGCGCCTCGTCGCGCTCGTGGCGACGTTGTGGAATCGCTGGTCGGAGAGTCCCGAGGGCCTGGCCGTCTTCGGCCAGGAGGCGCCGCCCGCGTACCCGGAATCTGGGTACGAGGTGCACTATCAGTCGCTGCCCCTCTCCCCGGCAGAGCGTGAGGCCCGGCGTAAGGACGTCCTCGAGCGCCTGGCCGCGGGGCTCGTGTCGCGCGTCGACGCGTACGCCGAGCTGCACGACGTCAGCCGGGAGGAGGCGGCCGTGCGCCTGGCCGCGATGGACGGGCCGGACGGAGACGACGACGACGACGACGCCGACGACCTGCGCGAGGAGCTCGTCGCGGCTTTGGCGGCGCTCGAGGGCGCGCTCGGGGTGGACGGCCTGCCCCGGGCCGCGCGCGAGGCGCTCGAGGACGCGCGCGACCAGGCCCGGGCCGCGGTGGAGGGGTAGGTGCCGCGCGTGCCTCCCGGGCCCGTCGCCGACGACTACGTCGTGCACCCGCCGGTGGCTGTCGCGCAGGCGGCGCAGCGGGGCCTCGACGTGCGGGCCGCGGCCACGCCGTCAGGCCGCGGTGGGACTGCGGTCGGCCTGGCGCGGGCGCGCCAGCTCGCCGGGCGTGAGCCCGTCTCGATCGGCACGGTCAAGCGCATGCTGAGGTACTTCTCGCGGCACCTGGTCGATCGCGAGGGCGCGACCTGGGCCGAGCGCGGCCGAGGCTGGCAGGCGTGGCAGCTGTGGGGCGGGAATCCGGGCGTCGCCTGGGCGTTCGCCGTCCTGCGGCGCGCCGATCCGGCGTGGTACGCGCGCCTCAAGGCAACCGACGCCGGGCGCCGCCTGGCGAGACTGTGACCCACACACGGAGGACCCCGTGAGCGACACCCAGCCCGAGACTACGCCCCCGGCGCCTGCGCCGACTCCTGCCCCTGCGGCCCCGCCTGCCCCGGCGCCTGCGCCGACTCCTGCGCCCGCTTCGGGTCCGCCTGAGTCCATCCCGTACGCGCGCTTCTCCGAGGAGGTCGCGCGCCGCAAGGCGACGGAGGGCCGCGTCACGGAGCTGTCGGAGCGCCTGGCCGCGGTGGAGGCGGCGGCCGAGTCGGCGCGGATCGAGGCAGCCGCAGCGCGTGCGGGCGTGACGGACCCCGAGGCCGTCGAGATCGCGCGCGAGCGCTACGGCCGCGCCCCGGCCGAGGGCCGGCCCGACTTCGGGGCGTGGCTCAGCGCGCAGCGCGAGGCGGGGGCGAAGTGGCTGTCGGGGTACGTCGCGCCGATCGTGGCGCCAGGCGCGCCCCCTGCAGCGCCTCCGGGCCCGTCTCTGCCCCCGGCCCGGCCCGGCGGCGTGTCGGCGCCGGCCCCGCAGACGGGGCAGCTCAGCCTCGGGCAGCTGGCCCAGCTCGCGATGACGGACCCGGCGGCGTACCGCGCGGCGAAGGCGGCCCAGCGCGGCCGCAGTTGACGGGGCTCGCGGGAGCGTGGTAGCGTGAGGACAACGCCGGGCCCTGCCCGGCCGGCCCCCCTCGCCTCCGCGGGCGTAAAATGCGTCTCGGGCCGCGTTGACGCTCCAACGCTTGCCCGGCGCGTCTGCCGGGCGGAGGTGCCGCATGGCTGGTGAGATTCTCTACTCTGGTACTGGTGACCTCGTCGTCGCCGCTGTCATTCACGCCGAGATCCTGGCGCTCGTCGCCGATCGCGGCTCCATCGTCGGCCTGCCTCAGGTCCTCGACGTGAGCGCTCGCTTCGTGCCCGGCTCCACCGTCCAGAAGATCGGCCAGGCCGGCCTCTTCGGGTACGACAAGTTCGCCGCGGTGAACGAGAACACCGACGTCGGCAACACCGACATCACTCACAGCAGCGTCTCGATCACGCTGGCCCGCCAGTCGATCCAGCGCTCGCTCTCGGGCCTGCTCGGAAGCGTGAACAGCGTCGGCCTCGACACTGAGCTGCTCGCGCAGTCGATGGTCGGCGAGGGCCAGAAGCGCGTGATGGAGATGCTCGCCACCTCCGCGAGCGGCTTCACCGACACCGTCGGCTCGAGCGGCGTGGACATGACCCTCGACGACTTCGTCGACGCGCTCAACGCGCTCGAGCTCAAGGTCGCGCCGGGCCCCTTCCTCGCTCTGCTCCACCCGGTGCAGTACAACGACCTTCGCACCTCGCTCCTGGGCGCGGGCGGCACGACCGCGTTCACCCCGGCCACCGCCGAGATGATCGCGATCAAGGGCCCCGGCTTCAAGGGCATGCTGTACGGCGTCGACGTCTTCACCAGCGACCAGGTCCCCACCGCGGACGCGGGCGCCAACCGCGCCGGCGCGCTGATGGGCGCGGGCGCTCTGGCGATGGCGATCCGCTCCGAGCCGATCGTGATCCCGGGCGCGACGCAGCAGCTCTTCAGCCCGATCGTCGTGGCGTACGAGTACAACCAGGGCTTCGACCAGCACGTCGTGACCGGCCGCATGTACGCCGGCACCGCGCTCGTCGAGCAGGCCCGCGGCGTCCTGATCAAGACCGACGCCTGATTCGACCAGCCACCCGCCGGGGGCGCCGCGGCCCCGGCGGGTGGATCTCACCGCGGCGAACACACACACGGAGGACCCCGTGCCCTTTCAGCCCCCCACCGCCGCACCCGCAGCCGGCGCGATCCGCGGACAGCCCTACGGGCTCAGCTCCGCGAGCGCGACGGTAGACCTCCCGGCCTCGCCGGTCTTCGACTTGCTCTGGCACCCGCAGCAGCACGAGGTCGACGTCTCGACGGGTACGCCGGTGCTCGTGCCGCGGCTCCGCGAGCTGCGCGCCGATCCGGGCGTGTGCGGCGTCGACGCCCGCGGCGCGATGGCCCTCGCACTGGCGGACGCGGACGCGCACGGGTGGCGGCGCCTCGACCCGATCCTGTCCTGCCCCGCGGAGTACACGCCCGACGGCGACCCGGGGTACGTCCGCGTCTACCGCGTGCCGCGCGGCGTGGCGCACCTCGTCGCCTTTGCGACGCTCGTGCAGAGCCCCGTCGGCGTGCGGCTGCGCCGCGACGACGCGCGGTGGGTCCGTTGGCTGCGCTACCTGTACGAGTCCGGGCAGGTGTGGGAGCCTGACGCCGCGTACAAGGCCGAGCTGCTCGCGCAGCTGCGCCAGCGCCACGAGGGGCGCCTGGCGAAGACGAGCGACGAGACGCGCCGCAAGGCAATCTCGGAGGGCGCCGCGGCGTCCATCGCCGCGGCCGAGGCGGCGTTCGCCGACGCCCCGGCGCCGGCCCCCGCCTCGCGCTCGCGGCGTGCACCGGCGCCGGTGCTCGGGGGCGACCATGAGTGAGACGCCCGGGCAGCGCGAGGCGATCGGCCGGGTGACGGAGCGGCTCGTGCAGGGCGGCATGCGCCCCGACGAGGCTGCGCGCCGGGCGCGCGAGGCGGCGATCAAGGCCGACCGCGAGCGCGACAAGAAGCGATAACCGCCGCGCAAGCGGCTTTTGCCCCTGCGGGGGCCGTAGGGGTAGACCATGACGATCGGACCGGAACGGATGGCAGCTGCGGCGGGTATCGCCGTTCGCAAGCTCAGCGTGTGGCTGTCTGGCAAGGAGTCGACGATCGCGACCTCGCCGACGATCACGGCGGACACTGCGGCGGCCTCGGCCGGCGAGCCCGACGGCAGCTTGCACCTCCGCACGAACGGCGACCTGTCGCAGCGGATCAGCGGCACCTGGCGCGCGGTCCTGACCGGCGGCCGCGCCTCGCGGGTCGTCGCGCCGTTCAAGAGCACCGTGCAGACCGGCAACGGCTCCGCGCAGAGCGTGGCTCACGGGCTCGGCGTCGTGCCGTCTCTCGTGCTGATCGTCGGGTACGACCTCACCGGCGGCGCGTACCTCGTGACCGAGGGCACGCACACAAGCACGAACGTCGTCGTCACTGTCACGAACGGCGAAAAGTACGTCGTGATCGCCTACGCCTGAGGAGTCTCCGTGGCCGACGACGTCCTGTACACTGCGCGCCTGGTCGGGCCCACGCTGATCGAGCGGGGGCGTGACACGCCGATCGCCTGCCCGGTGTACCGGGACGGGGCGCTCGTGGCGCCGTCAGTGGGGACGGTGTCGATCTTCGACTCCGCAGGCGTCTCTGTCGTGTCCGCCGCGCCGGCGCCTGTCAGTGGGTCCATCGCTGGCTACACCGTCGCGGCGGCCACGACCTCCGCGCGGTCGCTCAGCGCGGACTGGCGGATCGAATGGAGCCTCACGATCGCCGGGCAGGTGCGGCTTTTCACCTCTGAGTCGGCGCTCGTGGCTCGCCGCCTCTACCCGGCGATCACTGACGCCGACCTGTACGCCCGGCACCGGGCGCTCTCTCCGTCGTCGACGTCGCCCCTCACGTCGCTGTCGACGTTCCAGGGGTTCATCGACGACGCGTGGACGACTCTCGTCAATCGGATCCTTGCTGACGGGACGTACCCGCAGCGGATCCCGTCCCCCGCGGCGCTGCGCGAGACGCATCTGCTGCTGACGCTCGGGCGGGTCTTTGGCGACCTGGCCAGCGCGGCGCCGGACCAGTATCAGACGATGGCTGACAGCTACCGCCGCCAGTACGCCGACGCGTACCGCGAGATGCGATTCACGGTGATCGAGGACGGGGACGGGTCGCAGGGCAACGGGCGCCACGCCGCGCAGCCGATCACGATGCTTGCGGCGCGCCGGCGCTCGACGTGGGGCGGCCGGTGACGACGCCCACCCTCCCCGTCCACGCGCTGTACTCGCACCTCGGGACGGCGATCGCGACGTCGCTCGGGTCCGCGTGGCGCCGGTCCGGCCGGCACCCCGAGGCCCTCGACGAGCTCGTCAGCAATCCCGAGACGACGCGGCTGTGGTCGCTCGCCGTCGTCGCGTCGAGCTGGGCCGACGACGGCGCGGCGCGGCAGCGGGTGCCGTCCGTGGCGCGGGCGGAAACGCAGGTCCGGCTGTCCTACCTGCGCCGCGTGCGCGCTGCCGACGGTGCCGTCGCCGACTACGTCGCGGGCCTGCAAGACGAGCAGACGGCGATCCTGGCCGTGCTCGGCGTCTCGCGCGCGGTGGCGGGCTACGGCCCGATCCAGGCGCTGCTTTGGCAGGGTACACCCACCCGTGCGCCCGTCGTCACTGACGCCGCGGCGACGGTGATGCGCGTCGACCTCGACTTCGTCGCCGTTCACACGATCCCTCTCGTCACGTCCCCGTAGGAGTGTTCCAATGCCCGCTTCCGCAATCGTCAAGCACCTGTACGACGGGTCGATCACGCTCAAGGACGGGACGGGCACGCCGGTGACCCTGGTCGCGCCGTTCACCACGGGCGAAACCTCGATCTCGGGCCTCGCCGCGACGCTGCGCGAGGTGCAGGCCTACTCCGCCCGCGCCGGCACCCCGCAGGTGCGGCACACGGGCCGGACGTACCCCTCGGGCAGCTTCACCCTGCAATTCACGAACTGGACCGGCGCGTCGGGCTCCAGCGTGTACGCCTTCGTGAACAAGATCGCCCCCTACAGCGCCAACTTGACGACGCTCACCAACCCGGCCGAGGTCTACGCGATCGACATTGTGCTCAACGTCGAGGGCACGGACCTGGGCGACTCCGCGGATCACACGATGACGCTCACGAAGTGCGTCTGCACCGCGGACTTCGCCGAGGGCGAACCGAACACCGTGACGATCAACTTCACCTGCTACGGCTCGGTGTCGTACACCTGATCGCCCGCCCGTCTCTGCACATTCGCCCCACCCACGGAGGACCCCGTGACGACTCCCACCGCCGCCCCTCAGGCCGCCGCCGGCCTCGACGCCCACCCCGACACCGTCACGGTGCGGGGCGTGTCCTTCCCTCTGCGGGCCCCGCGCTCGCAGGCTCAGATCGCCGCGCTCGTCGGCCTCGCGGCTGACGGCCAGGTGTCGCCGGCGATGGCCGGCGCGGCGCTCGGGCTGTGCTCTCCCAAGGGTGCGGCGAAGGCGCTCGGGTTCGACTCCATTCCGTGGCAGGGGCGGGCCTGGTCGTACGGCGAGGCGGTGTACGACGCGCTGATCGCGGCTGGCGCGACGCACCTCGAGCTCGTCGCGGCTGGCAACGCGGCGTACTCCGTCGCGATCCAGGGCATGATTCGGGTGGGAGAGGTGGCGGCGGCCGAGGCCCCTTTCGGGGGGTCGGCGGCCCCTCCGTCGACTGGATCCTGATGGAGTGCGGCCGGCTATGGGGCCGCGGGCCGGACTGGGCCGCGGAGCTGCCGCGTGAGGAGCAGGCGCGCCTGCTCGCGTGGTACCGAGTGCACCAGGCGCCGGACGGTAAGCCCCTCGAGGTCCCCGCGCTGCCTGTCGAGGCCGACGAGGACAGCGACGAGGCGCGGGCGCTGCGCGAGTGGCAGCTCGTCGACGCGTGGCAGCCGCCGGGTGCGACGTGAGCACCGCGGCGCGCGCCGTCACGGTCGGCCGCGGCATGGCCCGCGTCACGATCTCGGCCGACTACGCCCGCACGATCCAGGCGATGATCGCGTCCGTCGCGCCGACGGTGTCGCGCGAGCTGCACGGCTACCTCGACGACGTCGAGACGATGATCACGCGGGAGTACCCGGGTGACGGGGACACGCGCTTTTCGACCGGCACGTCAAAGGCGCGATGGGCGTACGTGTTCACGACGGACGCCCGCCTGACCTTCATCGAGGCGACGGTGCTCAATACTGCCCGCTGGCTGGACCGGCGCGGCGCGCTGTCTGCTCGGTTCAGCCTCCTGGAGGCGAGGATGCTGCGCGGCGAGGCGCTCACGGACGAAGAGCGTACGACGATGCAGGTGCTGCGGGCACAGCTTGCGCCGCAGTACGCCGCGAAGCCGGGCAATCGCAAGCCCTACGCGCTCCTGGCGAGAAACGCCTACTTCTACCGCAAGATCCGCGAGATCCGCGACGACTACGAAAAGCGGATCGTGGAGACTCTCAGCGACGAGCTGGCGGCGCTAAGCGGTCGCTACAAGGGGACATAAGGCCGTGTCTACGCTTACGCTCAAGGCAGACATTCGCGACCTCACGCGCCAGCTCTCGCAGATCCCGGGCATCACGGCCGGGGAAGCGCAGAAAATGACGATCGCGCTTGAGAAGGAGCTCAAGAAGCAGACGAAGCTCGCGCAGGACGCGGCACGGGCCTCGACGGTCGCGGTCAAGGGCCAGGCGCAGGCGACGACGACGAGCCTCGGGCAGGCCCAGGCCGCGGCGTTTTCCTTGCAGCAGCAGATCCTCGACGTCGGCACGAGCCTCACCGGCGGGGCCTCTCCGCTGACGGTCCTCGCGCAGCAGGGCCCGCAGATCGCGACGGCGCTCGCGCAAGGCGGGGGCGCGGCGGCCACCTTCCGCGCGGCCCTTGCTCCTCTGGCAGGCGCTGCGGCGGCGGCAGGGACGGCGCTCGCCGCGGTGGCAGTCGTCGTCGCCACCGTCGCTGCGGCGGGCTCGACTCTGGCGCGGGCCTGGGTGGACGCGAACGAGGCGACGCTGCGCGCGGAGGAGCAGGCCCAGGCGCTGACGGTCGCGCTCGAGGCCGCCCGGCTCAAGTCTGCCGAGACGGCGGCCGGGATCCGCGCGATCGGGTCCGCCGCGACAGAGGCCGAGACGTCGCTCGGGGTGCTGGTCGGCGAGCTCGACCGTTACTCCGTCGAGGCGGACAAAGCGCAGGCAGCAGCGCGGCGGCAGGCCGAGGCGGCGCTGTCGGCGACGGGTCGGGAGCTCGAGCTGACCCGCCAGCGCCTCGCCGGGCTGGAGGCCGAGCAGGCGGCCGCCTCGCGGTCGATCACGGGCCTGGAGACGTACGGCGAGCGCCAGGCGCAGATCCAGCAGACAACGGCCCGGGTGCGCGACCTCGAGGCCCAGCTCGCCGCGGGGCGGGCGGGCTTGGCCCGGCAGAGCGACGCGATCGCCCTCGCCGCGGAGTACCGGCGCGAAGAGGCAGAGGCGAACGAGGTCCTGCGCAAGCGCGAGGAGGGTGTCAGGGCGGCAAAGGAGGCGACGGCCGAGGCGACGCGTCGGCAGCGCGACGAGGAGGCGCAGCGGCGCAAGGAGGCCGACGAGGCAGCGCGTGCAGCGCAGGCGCGGGCGACGGCTGAGGGGTCGCTCGTCGACGCGTTCCGGCAGGCGCGCTTTGAGGCGGCGAGCGCCGAGGAGCAGGTCGCGCTGCGCCTCGCGGAGACGACGGCCGAGATCGACGCGCAGATCGAGGCGGCCGGGTTCTCCGAAACCGCGTTCCAGTACGGCGAAGCGGCGAAGGTGCAGGCGGCGCTCAACGCTGAGGCGCAGATCACGGCGATTCGCAAGGCCGCCGCAGAGGAGGAGTCACAGCGCCTGGCTCGCCAGCGGCAAGAGTACGCCGAGCTGCAGGCGTCGCGCTACGACGCCGCGGCGCAGCTTGCGGGCGGTCTGGCTGCGCTGGCTGAGGGCGCGGCACGCGCGGAGGCGGGGCGCAACCGGCAGGCAGCGCTCGCTGCCTTCCGCGTCGCGAAGGGGCTCCGCGTCGCCGAGTCGACCATGAACGGCTTGCAGGCAATCACAGCGATTCAGGCCAGGTGGGCAGCAAACCCGGTGCTCGCGGGCGTCCTGACGGGCGCGACGGTCGCGACGACGGCCGCGACGATCGGCACGATCCTCGCGACGAAGCCGACGTTCGACCGCGGCGGCATCGTCACGCCCGGCACCGGCGACCAAGTGACGGCGCAGGTACTGCCTGGCGAGGCGGTGCTGAACCGCCAGGCGACGGCGTCCCTCGGGGAAAGTGGCGTGCGGGCGCTCAACTCCGGGCAGGGGATGGGTACGCAGATCGTCGTGACGCCAGTCCTCGACACGGGCCGATGGGTGCGCGCTGAGCTCGCGCGGCCGTCTGTGCTCGCTCGCGCACTGCGGCCGGCGGCGGGCAGCGGCCGGCGCGGATACTGACCCCTCACCGCCCTCGAGGACCCGATGCCCGAAACCCGCACGCAGTACCAGGCCCTCGTCGAGCCCGACGCGCAGCTCCAGCCCTGGACGGCCGAGACGACCGTAACGGAGGCGTCGGCGGTGGCGGGGCGCGTCGTGCCGACGGGCGCGACGTCGGCGGTGCTCCGGGCGTCGGGCTCGCAGGTGGGCGGGCTCAGCCTGCGGGCCGCGCAGGGCGGCCACCCGACGGGCCGGATCGGGACGGGCGCGATCCTCTCCCGGCAGTCGACGACTGCGGGCCCCGACTGGCTCGGCTGGGAGGGCCCTGCGACGGTGTCGGCCGTGACGGCGCCGAACTGGGGCACCGGCGACCCGGTGCAGACCTCGCACGCGGCGGGCCTGGCGGACGGTACGGCGCTGATCGCCGGCTGCGGCGGCAGCACCCCGACGGACGGCGGCACTCTTTGGGTGTGGCGGTGGGGCCCGGGTGCGACGTCCTGGACGCGGATCACGGTGTGGGACGCGGGCGCGACCGGGCGCGATGCGTATGCCCCCTGCCTCGTGCCGGCTGTGGATCGCGTGCTGCTCTTTGCTTTCGTCGAGTCTCCCGTCACGGGCGCGGGCGCGGCGCGGGCGGTGCGGGTCGCGGTGTGGGAGTCGCTCGACGGCGGGGCCTCGTGGACGCTGCGAGGGGACGGCGTCTCCGGGCAGACCGACATGCGCCTCGGCGGGTCCTTCGCGTCGTCGACGTCGGAGCTGTCCGTGCGCCGGCTGCGCGGCGCGTACCTCGGCGGGCAGGTGATGCTCGTCGCGCACCTCGTCGCGCTCGAGATCGACGGAACGTACGACCGCGTCGACGTGCTGCGCCAGTGGGCCAGTGACGACCTCGGGCAGACCCTGGTCCCGGTGACGACCTGGAGCGGATCGAGCGCCGACGCGCAGGACGGCGGCGTGCACGAGGTGCTCGCGGTGTCCGGGTCCTTCCTCGTGTACTACCTGCGGGCGGGCCTTGACCGCGTCAACTGGATCCGGCTCGGCGCCGCGGCCGTGCCGCTCCAGTACGGCGCGTCGGGCAGCTCGGCGACGGCGCTGTCGCCGACCTGGGACGATGACCTGGTGACGACGACGACGCGCACCGTGGGGGCCAACAGCGCCGATCAGATCACCGACGGCGACCTCGCCGTGTGCGTCGACGACACGGGGATCGTGTGGGTGGCCGCGCGCAAGGCCGACGCAGGGGGCGCGACGCACGATCAGATCGTCGTCGCGTATACGGACCCTGCCGGCACCGCGTTCACGCCGTACGGGCGCAATCCGGCCAGCTTCGCCACGTCCTCCGACGCCGCCCGAATCGGCGCCTCGATTGACACGGGCAACTCGTACCTGCACCGGCTCTCGTGGGCGCCCTCGTCAGGGCGCCTGGTCCTGGCCTGTCAGCCAAACGTGGACGGTGCGACCAGCACGGAGGACAGCCTGCTCGCGCTGTGGATCGGGGGCTGGTCCTCGCTCACCATGCCCCCTGTCGCCGACGCGACGCGCCCGCAGGACCGCGGATCCTGGGATCAGACGTGGCTCCCGATCGAACGGCCCGACGACGTCTCGGGATGGACGATCACGTCGTCGGGCACCTCGTCCTCGGCGATTGCGACGACGGGGGCGCCGCGGCTCCAGCTTTCGACGACGGGCGTCGGCTCGACGCACTACGTGCAGCAGACCGCGGGGTACGTCGACCAGACCCACGCGATCGCGGAGTGGGCGTGCCGCGTGACGGCGGGCGGGTCCTACGCGACGGCCGAGGTGGCCGTCGAAGTCGAGATCAACACCGCGGCGCAGAACCGCCGCGTGTCCGTGCGCCTCGACCCGACGGGCTACCGCGTGCGCGACCTGGTCGCGGCGGCCGACCTGTACACCGTGACGGGCCTGTCGAGCTCGGAGACGCGGCAGTACCGGATCGCGGTGGACCGGGTGACGGGCGCGGTGCGGGTGTGGCACCGGGCCTATTCGGGAGGCGCAGAAGCGACGGACGCGCGGACGTGGACGGGCGACGCCGGCACCTACACCCTCGCCGACGGCGGCGGCGCGGCGGGCGGGCTGATCGTCCGCTGGGGGCACGTCGCAAGCCCGGCGCTCGCGGCGACCGTCACGAGCGACTGGGGCCTGGTCCAGTGGGCGCGCGGGCGCCTCGACGACACCGCCGCGGCGTACGGCAACGCGGGCAGCCGCGCGCTTTGGCACGACCTCGGGACGCAGACGCAGCGGCGCGACGCGCTGTGGGGCCGGCCCGTGGGAGGCTCGGGCACGCGGTCGTACGTCACGAGCTCGACGTGGGTCACGGCTCAGGACGGGCCCTTGCGCCGCGGCGAGGAGTGGACGATCACGCCGACGGCCGTCTCGTCTGTGGCGCGCATCCTGCCGACGACCAACCGCACCCCGCGGCGGCCGTGGCGCTCGACGGGCGTCGGGTCGGCGGCGCAGATCGCTCTGCAGTACCCGGGGGGCAACGATCGCGAGCTGCTCTCGGGGTATCTGGGCGTCGTGCTGCGCGGGTGCAACTGGCGAACCGGATCGATCTCCGTGTACCGGGCTGGCTCGTGGGTGTCCGTCGCGACGCTCGACCTGGCCGGCGCGTACGGCTCGCTGCCGTTCCAGCGCTACGGCCGATCGCTCGTGCCGAACAACACCTCGAGCGCGTACTTCGTCGCGCACGAGCTGGCGGGCTGGACGGTCGACCTCGGCTCGGGCACGGGCCGGCTGCAGCGCGTCGTCACGAATCGCGAGGGGCCGTGGACGAACGCAGCGGCCCCGGCGCCGGTCTGCGAGCTCGTGACGGACCGCGACGGTCTGCTCCTGCCGACGACCGGCACCGCCTCGCTGTGGGCGCCTGACGTCTGTTTGATCATCCCCTCGCCGGGCCGATTCTCAGGCGTTCGCCTCACGATCGACGCGCAGAGCACCGCCGATCAGGACCTGCGGCTCGGGCAGATGCTCGTCGGGCCCGTGCACGTCCTGCCCCTCCCGCCCGCGTGGGGCACGTCGAGGTCGACGGCGCTCGGGTACGTCGTCACGCGCGACGCGGCAGGGGTCGCGACGCTGGCCCGGCCGCAGCCGCCCGAGCGGACTGTCGAGATCGCGTGGACGGACGGCGTCGAGCAGACAGGGGCCTGGACCGGGTCTCCGACGCCCGACTACGTCACGCCCAACTCCGCCGGCACGCCGCGCAGCCCGGGCGCGATGGGCGCGACGCCCTACCTCGTCGACGGGGTGCTTCGCCGGTCCGCCGGCCTGCCCCTCGCCTACCTGCCGCGCGTGCTCCCGATCGGGACGTCGCCGGTCATGCTGTCCCGCCGCGAGGAGATGGTCGTCGGCTCGATTGACGGGCCCCTCGTCGTCGAGAACATCATCGGAGACGAGCTGCGCGACGAAGTGGTGCGCGTGGCCCGCGTCGCAATCCGCGAGGAGGTCTGATGGCTGCCGACGTCTCCCGCGCCGCGGGCTGGGTGTGGACGGTGGATCTCGACTGGGCCGGCCGGCGCTACCGCCTGGCCGAGCAGGCGCTGTCCGTGCCCGACGTGTCCGGCGTGATCCTCGACTACAGCCCGGGCCTGTCGCGCGTCGGGTACGAGGCGCGCCTTGACCTCCTGGAGACGGACCCGGCGGTCGCCTCTGTGCCGATCGCCGTCGACCTCGGCCCGGACCTGCCGGTGCTGCTCGGGGACGGGCACGAGCTGCGCCTCGCGTACGCCGTCGTGCGCCTGGTGCCAGTGGACGCCGCGGGGGCCGCGCTCGGCGACTACGCGGACGGGATCACGGTCGCGACTGGCACGCTGCGGCAGATCCAGACGGCCGACCCCGACGCGCCGACGATCGTCGAGGCGCAGGTCGGAGACGAGCCCGGGCAGGGCACGGGCCCGCTCCTCCCGCCCTCGGGCGTCATTCGGCAGGAAACCTGGTCGACGGCCGCAGACGCCGCGGAGGGCAAGGCATACCCTCTCGTCGTCGGATCGCCCGGGTCCTACCCGCGCGGCGCGTCGACGCTGCGCTGCCCGGGCTCGCCGGTGTACGTCGTGACGTCGTCGGGCGGAGGGCGGGCGATCCTCGGGGTCGTCGCCGGGCACGCGGTCGCGGCGGCGACTGTCGACGTCTACAATCGCACGAAGGACGTCTGGCTAACTGCGCTTCCGGTCGTGACGACTGCTGACCTCACGGAGCGCTATCGCGAGCTGTACGAGCTCCACAGTGAGGCGCGCGACCAGGCCGTCGCACTGCGCGACCTGGCGAACGCCTCGCTGTCGCAGCTCGGGTCCGCGGTGACGCTCACTGACATCGGGCACATGTACGGCGTGTTTGGCCACCCGGGCGCGTTCGATCTGCCCCGATCGCTCCTGGCCGTCGTCGACTTCTCGCCGCTGGCCGTCGGCGACCAGCCCGAGACGGAGGACGAGCTGTGGGCGGCGTGGGTCGACGGGCCGGGCCTCGTCGACGAGACCGGGACGGAGATCACGACCGCGGGCCAGCTCCTGCTGTGGCTGCTGCGCCGGTCCGGCCTCGCGTACGACGAGGGGCGCACGGTGGCCGTCGCGGGCGCACTGACGCACGCCGTGTCGGGCTACGTCAACGACCCCGATCTCGCCTCGTGGGACTACCTGCAGGAGGTCCTCGCGGCCCTGCCGGTGACACTCGCGCGCGGCCCCCTCGGCGTGTACCCGGTCCTGCTGCGGGGTACGGACGCGCCGCGCGAGGCGGCGCTGTGGGCGTGGACGTCAGGCGAGGACGCGACGCCGCAGGGCCCGGCCCAGCTCGAGGACGCGACCGGCCCCGCGGCGGTGCGGGTGGCGTGGGGCTGGGACGGGGCGCGCGAGGCGTACCGATCTGAGGCCCGGGTCGGCCTGGAGACGGACCCGGCGACGCTGCGGGTGTCGACGTCCGGCGCCCGGACGCGGGCCAC